GCAGCTGCGATAATAGGATCATGATCCATAGCTTCATAATCACTATAAAGCTGTAGTCGCATTGACTGATAATTAAGAGTTGGGTTATATTGTAAGGAAGATCCTACAGGTTTATGTAAACGTGTAAATCTATCATATAAAGAATTTGTTGCTAGATTTCCGTATTTTTGGATTCTATTAGAATCCATTATTTTTAGTTGCTTTCCCCCAACGTTACGAATTATTACGTCACTTGAAAAAAGTCTTTGTAATCTTGTAAATAAACTAGTATCTGCCATTTTTATTGTTTCTAATACATATTAATCTAAAAGCCAAGTCAAATCATGTTGTCCCTTATCTCCTAAGTCTTGAGTCCAACCTGCTTCTTTTTTACTTACCCCTCCACTACTATAAATAGCAGGAGCACTTCGTTTCCAATTACCCAAGGCAGCATTTGTTAAATCAAGACCTTGTTGGGCAAATTTAAGTGCTGTATCTCTAACATAACATGCTGTAGCTAAAGCTATAACTAAATCATCATTATATCCTGTTTGGGCTTCTGCTCTACCGTTTTTCCATATAAAGGTACGCATTTCTTCCATAGTTCTTTTTCCTTGAAGGGTAATTGATTTTTCTCTTAAATAAGCATCTAATTTTCCTATCACTAGAGGTCTTGTTTTTAAAGACATAGTAAAACCAGGTACCATTTTAGTAGTATCTATTATATCATGCCCTTTAGCTAAAAAAGCATCTGCATTTGTGGCAGCATCCCCCTTAGGAGAATAATACAAATTTTTGTATCCTTTATCTATAACTACTTGTATAGTGTTCCATCCTATATTTGCATTTTCAATTACAAGTAATGCATTATTATATTCTGTAGCTACAGCTACTAACATATGTCCGTATTCTTTAGTACCTATTTGTGATTTGAATTCTGCTATTTGTTTACATTCTTTTATATCAATAATATGAAAAGCTGAATAATCTTGAGAATCTCCTCTTGCTACATCGGCTACTACCATATAATTTCTATTATAATCGGGGTATTCCCAAACATAAAAGCTTCCATCTATTCCTCTTCGTTCTACAGGATCACATATAGTAGTGGCTTCATAATGATTTAATAACTCAGGAGCAAAAACAGTATTACCTGAAGTTGTAAAATCACAATCACATTCTTGTGATGCCATTCTAGGTCCTAATTCATCTTCTTGTTGTTTTCTCCAATTTTCATCTCTTTCAGGGTGTACTGTCCATGGTAGTCTAATAGGTAAAAATCCATTTTCACCTGTTTCTGCTTTAACCCACATTCTATGAAAAAAGTTTCCAGTTCCATTAGGTGTAGATAATACAATTGCTCTACCCCCTGTTGCTATTGTTTGTTGTGATGATGCCCAAATTTCTTCAATTCTATTTTGTTCAATAAAAGCAGCCTCATCAATAATTAGTAAAGAAATTGCTTCTGATCTACCAGCATCACTTGCTGCTGATACTGCTTTTACTTGAGAACCATTTTTAAGTCGAAGTGCTAATTTATTATTTTCTTCGAAACCTAATTTTAACCAAGAAGGTAAATTTTCATACATAAATTTTACCTTTGTTACTAAGTTTTTAGCAGTGTCTTGTTTTGTTGCAATAACAAGTACATTTATATCTTTTTGAAATAACATATACCATAAGGACATACCTGCTGAAAGAGTAGATATACCTAATTGTCGAGACTTAAGTATGATATTTCTTTCATTTTTATTTAATAATCCTAAAACTTTTTCTTGAAATGTAAATAAATTAAACTGAATACGTCCCCTTGTAGGATGTTGAATCATACAGTATTTTTTCATAAAGTATACAGGATCTTTAGCACACTTTAAGTATTCTTGTTTTATTATTTGTTTAATGTTTTGTTGAGACATATTATATGTTATACATATTTACTTCTTCCTTTATCTTATTAATTCTTTCTTCAGTAGTTCCTGATATTGTAACTACTTTTCCTGGCATGTATCTGTACATTCCTAATATAGATGATATTTTTTGATGAATATCTAATCTATAATCTTGATTTGTTTCTCTAATTCCATTATCCTCCATAGGTACAGATAAATCATCTATATGAAATATAATATCATATTCTTTTATAAGATGCCATAAAACACCATTTATATGATCTTTTTCAGCTTTACTCATTGATTTAGATAATTCACAAAAAGCCATTACATCAATAATAGTTCTATCTGTTATTATATCTTCTTGCATCAATTCAGCTGCTCTTTCAGATGCAAATACTAATTGACCTTTTAAAGTACTATCTGTATTTAGAGGTATACCTAGTGAATTTAAATGTTTACTTCTTTCTGTTCTAAAAGTGTAATTGTTAAATTCAGGTTCATTTTTTAAAGCATTTACTAATGTAGTTTTACCTACACTCATAGTCCCACATAAACCTATTTTCATATTAAAATCTTGCTGTTTTTACTGTTGATCCTGATTGTTTATACCAAGGTAATCCTTCTCCTGATTTTTTGATATCTTTCCATTCATCTATTGTATATAGAATCCCATTTAAATAATATTCTTTTAATTTTTGTGTTTCATTAATTAGAGCAGGACCTTCCCAGTTATGTAATTTATTTTCTCCGTTTATTTCCAATGTATGTGCTACTGTTTTAGAACCATCTTCTTCAATTTTAAAAGATTTTCTTCTTTTAAATTTTTTATTACCCCCCGTTCTTTTAAAACCTTCTACATCTAATTGATCAAAATCTCTCATAATTTAAAAATTTGCTGTTTCTACGAATTCAGGATATTCTTTTTTTGTTAATATACTTTCAGCTACATAAGTACCTTGAGCTCCTGATACTGTAATACCTCTTGCTGATAATGCATCACCTACAAAATAAACATTAGGAAACCTAGTAAGACTTAAATTTTCGTAATTTACTAAAGGTTCAGGTGATAAATATTTTACTTCAGGCATGTAGATACCCCAATCATCTTTTAATGTTGGAAATACTATTTGCATTTCTGTAATGAAATCTTCTATATATTTAGCATTTTCTTCTCCTAATGCTTCAAATAAAGGTTCCATATTTTCTACTACAACACATCTAACAAAATCGCCTTCAGATGTTTTAGATGGTAATCTATTACTTGGAGAATAATATGTACCCGTTCCACTACATTGTAACTTTTTAACTGCTTCTCTTGACCAATCAAATGGTTTATCTATGCCTCTAATTTCCATTAATATACCAAAATTAGTCATATCATTTCTATATGATTCATCTTTTTTAGCATGTCCATTATAAGAATGATCACCATAAGTTTTTTCTAAAGCAACATAAGCAGCATTATTATTTGTACAAAATGTTCTTAAACTTACATTATCAAATTTTTTATATAATTTAAAATCATATGATATGTCAATTAATTTTTGAAAATGTTTTTGTGGTGCTTCAAATCTAACTCCTATTTGTACTGGTTTTGGTTCTGTTGGTAATTCATATTTTTCAGCTAATTGCTTTCCAAAATCAATTCCTGATTTACCTACACCAAAAATAAGTCTATCATAATTAAATTGTGAAATATCTGTATAAACTTCTTGTTTATCAAAATCAATATTAGTTACTTTTTCTTTCCATCTAAAATTAACTCCATTATCGGTCAAATATGTATACCAATTCTTGCCAATTTCATGTAGATAATCGGTTCCTATATGCCATACAGGGAACAGGCGCAAACCAAAATAAGGCTTAATAAATTCTGGTTCTTCTACGGGATGTGAACATTGAATTACTTCAGGTTTAGGATGGAATCTTCTAAAATTATCAATAACCTGATCCATTAATTCCATAGCTTTTTCATCACCACAGTATTTAGACATATGACCTCCTATAGATGTATGGTAAGTTAATTTACCATCTGACCACCCACCAGCACCCATAAAACCTGTCATTACTTCTTCAGGTTTACGATTAAAAGGATCATTACCCATATCAATTATAGTAATGTTACCTTTATAATTGTTATCAACTAATTTTGTAGCCGCATTTACTCCTGCGACTCCTGCTCCTATTATTAATGTGTTTTCCATATTATTGTATATAATAAAAAAAGAGCTGTAGACCAAATAAGGCCACAGCTCTTTAAAATTGTTTAAAAAATCGTTCGGCTATGAATCGAACTATAAGTTACTTGCATTTACAATTTGAACAACACCATTTAAAACATACTTGTTTGAAAGTTATGATGTTTATCAAATTACATATAAATTTTTTCATTTTTCTTGTTTATTTTTTATCTACCTCTTGGAGGTCTTGGGTTTCTACTTATACCTCTTTTTGGTTTTGGAGAGGTTACAGGTGGTTTTATTCCACTAAATGAACAACTATCGGTTAAATTAAAATCATTACTATAACCATAAGCTACAGCAGCACTAGGGTCATAAGGTCCTGAGTATCCTTGTGCCATCTTTGCTACAAATATCTT